GAACGCTCCGCTTACTTCGCTAAGCACAAGAACGAAATCGTTCGTTCAATCTAATTTTTCTCTAATCACTAATTATAATATAAACTAACATGGCAAATTCCATCGCAACAGCACCATCGATTCTCGCTGAATCCGTGATCGCTTCAATCAAAGGCAAACTCCCTGCCCTCAAATCTTTCTCCAGTGTTTTCAGCACTCTCGAAGGAACTGCTGGCAAGTCTGTCTTCGTTCCTTTAATCGGAACTTCAACCGCTACCGAATTCGGTGCAACCGGATACCTCAGTCAAGACGACGCTACGCTCGCTGGAGTAACTGTAACCCTGAAGCACTTCAAAGTGTCCAGCCGTTTTACCCCTCTCGACGTTAAGTCTTACGGCGCTCAATACCTCGTTAACGCTTTCACTCCTACCGCAGCTAACGCTATCGCAGAAGCCTGTATGAAAGAAATCAGCGACCTCGTTGTTGCTGCTAACTACTCCAGCACTCAAGCTACTGGTGCTGGTCTCTCTTACGCTGAAGTCGTAACCGCTAAAGGTACTCTCGACGCAGCTAAGGCCGGAGACGTTCGCGCTCTGATCGTTAACCCAACCTACGCTAACAACCTCTTAACTGATTCACAAATCGCCGCTGCTTACGCTCTTGGTGCAAACGTAATCCAAACTGGTCAAATCGGTCAAGTTGGTGGTATGTCCGTTTATCAGTGGTCTTCTCTCCCAACGAATAGCGAAAACCTTGGTGGCTTTGCTTGTGGTTCTGACGCTATCGCAGTCGCTTCTGGATTACCAATGAGCGAAATCCCTGGCTTCGAAACCGCTACTGCCGTTGACGCAGACACTGGTCTCGGAATTCAAATCATCATGGGTCAAGAGCAGTCTGGTTATTACAATGTAACCGCTACCCTCTTGTTCGGTGCAGCTAAAGGTCGCGCTACCTCACTCACTCGCCTCTTAACCGCCTAATCTTAGGTCGTTAAAAAACGAGAAAGACCCTCACTGGAAACGGTGGGGGTTTTTTGTTGCCTGACACTTTACCCGTCCACGCCATCAAAACGCCTCTCAAGGCATCTGAGACCCCTTTACGACCCCATCCCTAGATTGACATAGGACGCAATTTATATGGACGCAGACCTTAACGCGATGATGTTAGCCGATGCCCTCGACATTGTAGACGAGATTGGCTTGCCTGTAGTAATCAACGGCACGACCTATACTTGCTCGGTCTCGGACGCAGTCCTCACTCAGTCGCTCGAAAGCGGTGGCCTGATGGATCAGATTAGCACCCTAATAAAAATCCCTGCCACGACTAGCAATCTCACTAAACGCAATACAGACTTCGCAATCGGTAAGACTGCAACTTGGGAAAGTAATGTCTATCGCATCACCGGAACTTCTTATAAGACTGGATCTGCTTGGATTCAACTCACCGTCCGAGACGCTAACCAGCGATAATGGGTTTTGAAAATTCAGACTTAAAGGTTCAAATAAATCGCAACCTTTTAGAAGGATTGCAAAGGTCGTTTGCAGATTACAAAAAAGAAACGCGTCAGATTGTAGAGGATGTTTTAAAAGAAGAGTCTGCCCTTACTGCGCGCGAGGCGATGGTCTACACTCCGCCTATGGATGGTGCTGGTGGTGGCAAAGGCGATACAAAGACTGCGGAAAAGTGGGGAAACATGGCAGTAGAAAAAGACATTCTCTCCGTCGTGTCTTACGAAAATAAAGCCCTCTCAGCTGCGGTAGGCCCTAGCGGTAACAGTCGCAAATTCGCAGATTGGAAATCGGGACTAAGACCAAAGAAGCCTGGTATCATTCAAAAGATATACGACGATGAAAACTTTGGCAGAGCTTATAACAAAGCAAAGCAGTTATTATCGCATAATACGAAATTAGATATTCTCAGAAATACTGCACAAATTAAAAAGATTCACGATACTCAACGTGCAATGTATAAAGGTCGTATTCGTAAGAATGGCGGAGGCAAAGGAATACCGGCACTTGCAAATCCTGCACAACTAAAAGACTACATTAAGAAACGTCAGGAACGAGTCGGCTGGATGAAGTCTGGCTGGTACGACGCAATCAAAAAGATTGGCCCTGCCACGATTAACGGAATGCCTAAAAACTTTGGCTTAAAAGATTTGCCACAATTTATAACACGCCACGTCAACGGCTTTGGACAAGTAAATATACAAATGACATCTGGCACAGGTGGTCGCTCGGCTATCGTGATTAAGAATAGTATCGGGAACATATTCGGAGTTGCCTATCAAGCGAACACTTATTTGAAAGTTATCTCAGCTCGCAGTGGCAAAATGAAACGTCGTATGCAACACTTTCAGCGCGCAGCTATTGAAAAATTTAAAAACAAAAAATCATAATTATGGGAACTAAATCACCACTCAACATCACCGAAGACGCTTGTGCTTACGCTTTATCGCAGGCCACCGAGTTAGCCGGCATGACAATCTACAAAGGGCAGTCTTCATCGACGCTTGAACTGCCATCGATTATCGTATCGTGCGAGAGCCTTAACTTCCCGAACGACATCCCACGCGGATCAGGCAACTATGTAGCCCAGGTTAAAGTAGGTGTATTCACTTCCATCGATGGTGCATCAGCCTTAGCAAACCATCGCAACGTCTGTCAGATTGTAATGTCTGTAATGGACAACGTAACTAGCGTTAAGGCAGGCTTTACTAACGGTGGTGACGCTACGGCCTATGACTCTCTGATGACCTCAATCGACACGGGGCAAGGTGATCGGGCGTTTATGACCTCGATAAATTATAACGTCACCCTGGTATTATCGGCAGTTTGACTTTTACTGCATAATTAAACTACCATGCCTAACACTGTCGTAACTAAAGGAACTGCATTTATCTATGGTGTCGCAGGAACTGTAACATCTTTGACCGTTCAGTCCTACACTGTTTCGACTTCCTTCGCGAAAACTGACGAAGCCCAAGACGCAGCTGGTCAAGTTGTAGGTGTTCGTATGATGGACAAACGCCAGAATCTTTCAGTCGAAGGTTTAGTACCTTCAGCTTATAGCGGTGCGGTTGGCGATAACTTATCCTTCACTGGTAACACTATCGTCTTCGCTGGTCACATTACGCAAATCGAAGAACGCGGAACTAACAATGGTTTCATGCGCGTATCGATTACTGCCGTAGACTACGAAGCATTCTAAGCAAATAACACTCTTCACTTTTGGTGAATAAGGCGTAGGATTGGCTCATGGCTGACCTACGCTTTTTAGCATCTTGTATTGTCCCGAAGCGGACTCGCATCCTCGGCAAAAATCTCAAGCCGTTTTGTTTAAAGTATCGTCTCTGGTTGCAGGCGATTGGTAGCCCATTCCTCGAGCCTGATAAAGAGATTAAGATTGAGGACTTGATTATCGCTTTAAAGGTTTGTTCCGGTGAAAGTTTAGACCGAGCAAAATTTAGCGATTACTGGTCGGCTATTAAATTAACTTTGTTTAAGGATACTCGACTAGCTGCATTTAAGGCGTTCGTCGATTACTCAGTGACTAACGATTCGTGGCCTAAATTCTACGACAACAGTAAGAACTCTAGCGGATCGTCAACAGGCCTGCCGTGGGAATTAAGTGTCATCGCTAATCTTACGCGTAACGGCATCAGTTATGAGGAGGCTTTGAATATGCCTGAGGCTTCGGCAATGTGGCTATCGACGGCATTCAGTATCCACGCAGGGGCTAAACTAGATTTACTGACGACGGACGATGAGGCACTAATTGACCATTTGGCAAAATTAAGGGACGAAGAACTTAAAAAAACCGACACTAAATAACTATGGCAGACGATGTATCATTTACAATAAGTGCAAGCGACCAGGCATCTAAGGTCGTTGAAACCGTACAAAAGAAGATTCAGAATTTTGGATCTGATATTGCTAAGTTAGCGCTGGGTGTTGCTGGCCCGATGGCATTACTGCAGGCAGGCATTGGCTATGCGACTCAGAAGTGGGAAGAATATAAACAAGCCCAACAACAAGCATTTGATAAAGGTGCTTCAGGTACTTACGAAGAAGTCAAAGCTCAAGAAAGTTTAGGCGTACAATTAGACAAGAATTTATCGGTGCTTTTGGCTATGGCTAAAGTTAAAGCCGAGAACGCTAAAAATGTAGAAGATGTAAAAGCTCAAGAAGACCAAGCTATAGAAGCATTTAAAAACACCCCTGAGGGTCGTGCTTTTACTCAAGCCAAAACTCAGCGAATTATGGCAGGGCAAGGTACTGTAACTGTAGGCCCAAGCAGAGAAGATTATCTTAAAGCTGCTAACGAGTTGGGTGCTACAATTAACGCAGCATTAGAAGCAAGCATACAAGGCCCAAAAATTACTGCAGAGCAACGCGCAAGAATTGACGAAGAAAATAAATTTAACGATGAAGATAAAAAGCGTCGTGCTAGTGGTGCTTTTCAAAATGATCAGATTGCTAGTTTTCTAAAAAGATTCACTGCAGAAACTGCTATGCCAAAGCAGAAAACCAAAGAAGAAACCAAACAAGATTTAGTCTTAACCGTCTCAAGCCTTCGCGAGATAGGCGGTTCGTTTGGTGGTGGCGATGTTAGCACCGGCATTGAGAAACAAATAACACTAGCCGAAAAGCAACTTGATACCCTTACCGAAATTAAAGACGCGCTGAATCGTGGCTCACAAGAATCACAGGTTTTTCCACAAGGATTGAGAGAGGCAATGGAAACCACCGCATAATTTAAAACAATGGCATTCACTGAAATAACAAAAGGAAACTTCCGAGGACTTGGTGCTGGTAGCATCAATA